GTTTCGAGGACAACCACACGTTTAGTAAGTTCCGAATTTCCGTCCATTTTCTTCTCAAGCTGTTCGAGTCGGTAAACAATCAGCTTGTTATTGTAAACAGCCGTTATGACTGAGACTATGATTGCCGATGCGGCACTTATCAGACCGCAAATAATAGCTGTGTCCATTGTTGTTGCCCTCGCAATTAAAAAGGAGCGCCCCGAAAGACGCCCCATGTTGATAGTTATAAAATGTCAGTTAATGTGTGCTTTAACTCGTTTGCATGAGCCTTAATATCAGCTCGTCAATCAATCGCTTTATAAGTTCTGCGATTTCCGATGCAGTCATTAAAGCGATTTGCTCGTCACTCATCTGCGTCAAGAAGAGCCTGCACCTGCGCTCTCCATCTTGCAGGGACTTCATCAATGGTCATTACGCCAGCTTTGATGCGGTTATAGTAGATTTTTGCCATTTTCCCACCTCTTTCTGATCTTCGGTAAGTTTAGCTATAGTATCGTCCTGTTCAGCTACGATTTCACCGACTTCTACAAGTGCGGTCATTATATCGTCAATGCTGACTGCGTTCTGCTCTGTTCCCGCCACTGCGTTCTCAATATCCGCCATGGTGGGTAAGTCAATTTTTTTACGTTTGAGTAACATTTGATTACCTCACTAATAACAATAACACTTTAATATTAAAGTGTGGTATAATTAAAGCAACAAAGAAAGAAAGGAGTTGATTGTATGCCAAAATTAAATGATTTAACAGGTAAAACATTCGGATATTGGACGGTGTTATATCGCAACGGCTCAACCCCAAACAAAGCCGTCAGATGGAGATGCAGATGCAATTTGTGCGGTAATGAATACGATGTTTCGGGTTATAGCCTTACAAGCGGAGCAAGCACAAAATGCCGTCATTGTGTTCCGAAAGTAACTCTTGCAAAACCGCATCGAAATGAGCGCATCTATAACATTTTCAATGGCATGATGGCAAGGTGCTACAACAAGAACAATTCTCGTTATTCCGATTACGGCGGACGTGGGCTTACTGTTTGCGCTGAATGGTATAAAAATCCAGACGCGTTTTTTGATTGGGCGTTTGCTAATGGGTATCGAGACGGACTCACCATAGACAGGATTAACAACGATGAGGGATATTCACCGCATAATTGCCAATGGGCGGATTCACTCGAACAGAATAGAAATCGCCGTAATTGCATATTTGTCACCCATAACGGAACACAGCAAAACTTAAAGTCTGCGTGTAAGTCAGCGAATGTTAATTACGATACCGTAAGATGGTACGCGCACGAGCATAAATGCTCAATGCAGGATGCTTTTGACCATTATCTCTGATTTACTGGTACAGACATTTTGCAAACTCCTTATATTGGGGGCCTGACGGCCCCCGGATCAAAAGATTCTCAGATAATTACGCAAGCCGGACAGCCCCAACTCGCGGTCGTGGCGTAGCTGAGGCCGTAGGCGCCGCCAGTGGAGTAGACAAGCCACGTAAGGCTCGCGTAGCCACGATACGCTGAACGCAAACGGCAATGCTGAGCACTCGTCTTAGCGTTGTACGCGTATCTAATATGGCGGGCGTTAGTTCCGCCAGATCCTTGTACCTGCGGAGTGGACAATCCAAGACGCTCTTTCCAATAGGGCCAGTAATCGCCCTCGGCCCCTGCAAGCTGTGGCACGATATATTCCTGTTCCAGTGACGGCAGGAAGAAAGTGTCAAACGTTTCCTCGGTCGTTCCAATGTCTCCATCTGTCACCGTGTTAAGTGCTGTTACAACCTTGACAGGCTTGATGATATTTAAAAATGCCTCGTCAAATCCCGCCATGAATCCGCGCACACTTGCGAGCTGCTCAGGAGCGCGATCAAAAGGATTCTGAGGAAGCCACCATTCGCCCGCCGCCGCAAGGCTGTTGTAATACTGCCTGTTTGCTGACTGGCCCCAACGGTTATAACCATATGCTGCCCTCTGCAAGTTATTGTTTCCTGTTTCGCCATATTTGATATTAGACGCAACGGTCCCGATGCTTGTGCCGCCAGTTCCTTCTGTCAGCTCCAGATTTGTCTCGAGCGGCGTTGTCGCACTGCTTGAAGCGAATGTGTGGACTTTCCACGTAGACGGCGCATTGTCGGGAGCGCCCCATGTATAGATCTGGTCGTTTCTTCCGACTACAACCTGCCCGCCCGCAGGGATTTCCACCGTCGTGGTAAACTGATATGTTTTACCCGCGACACAATGTGTTCCCCAGTTCGTGCCGATCGTGAAGTTATACGTTCCGGGCGGCATAGCGGATGCCGCTAAATAGATAGCTTCCGACGCGTCGAACTGCACTCCCTGCATGGCGTAATGGCTCTGGATAACCATGCCGGGTTTGATCTCGCCATCCTCAAGCTCAAAGTTTCCGAACGCCACAATGTCCCACGGAAGCACATAGTCGCTCGTGCCGTCATTGTAATTGAGCATGATCTGATCGCCATATGAAAAGACATTTGGAGCTTCTCCCGCCCGCACAATCTCGTGAATCTCGTTAAGAGTTGCCACGGGGGTTGCGTGAGACTGTGCGTCCACCATCTCCGACAGGAGCAGATTCTGTCTTGCGAGAGCCTCAACGATCAGATGACCAGTCTCGTCTAAAATCACAGGTTTTTTAATTTTACTCATAATTAGCCCTCCAATTCTTCATCTTCTCCGAATTCAACGCAAAGCACACCGCCCTCAACAGACAGCCCCAAGTCAGTTAAATCGCTCTTTAACTGATTAATATCTGCCGCATTTGTGGCAATCTGCTCCGCACTCGACTGCACACTTGCCGCCGCTGTCTCCGCACCTGTCTGCGCCGTCTGAGCGGCTGTTTTTGCGCTCACAGCGTCATCTTTTGCGGTCGTTGCTGTGGTTGCCGCACTGGTAGCAGTCGCCGCCGCTGTGGTCGCTTCGGTGGCTTTAGTGGTTGCCGTAGATGCCGCACTCAACGCCTGGCTTGCATCGAGAGCCGCCGCATCAGCGTCTGCCTGTGCTTCCGCCGCTTTGGTCGTTGCGGTCGTTGCCGCTGTGGTTGCCTCGCTTGCCTTGTTGGTCGCTGTGGTTGCCGCAGTCTGGGCGGCGTTTTTAGATGCAAGAGCCGCTTGTGCCGCTTCCACAGCTGTCTGTGATGCCGTGCCGAAGTCTGCCATAAATTCTGTGAATTCGGCTTCCGTCATCGTGCCGCCGCCCGCCTTATAGTAGGCGTAGGCTGTGGCATGTCCTAAATTTTTGTCGTTTACATTTATACTCATGCGCCTGCCCTCACATATAAATCGCCGTCGTTAAGGTAAAAATCCACATCTACATTATCCGTGCGCTGATAGCGCAAATCGCCGTTTTCGTCGATGTAGAAAAACATATATCCAGACTGACCCGCCGCCTGTTCCGCACGTTCCGCATCTGCATAGGCACTTGCCGCGCTCGCACTCGCTGACGTTGCCGCCGCAGTCGCTGTGCTTGCGGACTGCCCCGCATTAGCCTCAGACTGTGCCGCCGCACTCGCGCTCGCCTCCGCACTCGCCTCCGCACTCTCCGCCGCTGTCCTTGCCGCTTCCGCCCGTGCCGCGTCGCTCGCTGTCTGCTCTGCGTCCGCCGCAGTGGATTCTACGGCGTTGTTAAGGGCGGCGATTGTCTGGTCGATAATGCCCTGTTGCGTCGGTGTCGGAATTGCGTTCGTGCGCTTCGGTCGTGTTTTGTTGGGGATGCGAATAGTTGCGATTGTTCTGCCCCACATATCACCCGTGAGATACAAAAACGCATACACATCGCGCCCTGTGCTGATGTATTCGTCTGGTATTGCTACGCCGTCAGCATTTCCAAGCACTGTCATAGACGTGCCGCGCATCAGGTTGTTGGAAAAGTCCACCTGATAGACCGACGGCAAATCTATGCCCTCAATCTTGAGGATTTGCCCGTAGTCCTCCATGTAGCGGCTCGCGGTCACGAATTGCTTTCCGTGCGCAAGGTTCGCTGTAATAATATTCAATTCGCTCATTATGCGCCTCCAGTCTTGAGCCATACTTTGCGGACTGTAACGCTCGCA